AGCTGCTGCAAGCGATAGTTCAGGTAGTGGAAAAGGTGCAGCTAATGATAATCAAAAAATTAGCTTAAAGGAGATTTTAAGTGACCTAGAGCAACAAGGTAAGTTGCTACAGTTAAACAACCGGGAACGTGAAATCCAAAACCAGTTAATTGGTATAGAGAATGAGTTTAAGCGTGAAGGTATACCGCTTAATCAGGCTGAGAAAGATTTACTTGAAAGCCGTCTTAGTAACCTACAGGCTTTAAACGATCAAGCTCAGATTTATGATCAGATTAAAGGTCCTTTGATCGAGAATCAAAGAAGTCAAGAGGCTTTAAATGCCCTATATGAACAGGGTAAGATTTCTATAGATGAGTATAACCAGGCACTTAATAACCTTCAAACACAAGCACTAGAAACTGATAGAACCTTAGAAGGTGGTCTATCAAGAGGGCTGGGCAGGGTAGCAGAAGAGTTTGGTAATGTATCCACTGTAGCTGAAGACCTTGTAGTAAACGCTTTTGGTAAAGCTGAAGACGCCCTAGTTGACTTTGTAGAAACAGGTAAGCTTAGCTTCAAAGATTTAGTAAACAGTATTCAGGCGGACCTTACCAGGCTTGCTGTACGTCAACTTGTAACTGCACCTCTCGCTGGTTTATTAGGTGGTGCTAGTGGTGGTCTTAGCGGCTTATTTGGAGGGGCTGCTGGTGGTGCTAGTGGTACATCGCCACTTACCGCTTCTTCACCTGCTGGTAATGTAAGCTATAGTCCAGCTGGTAGTTCAGGAGGCTTTTTCTCCGATTTGTTTGGCTTTGCTAACGGCGGTCAGTTTCAAGTAGGTGGCCAAGGCGGTACAGATAGCCAATTAGTAGCCTTTAGAGCTAGTCCTAATGAGACAGTAACAGTTAATAAACCAGGCCAGTCTCAGGGTGGTGGAAACATCGTCATAAACATACAGACACAGGATGTAGCTTCTTTTAAAAGATCTGAGGGTCAGATATTGGGTCAGTTTGCTCAAAACCTATCAAGACAAAAGAAGAGAATGACCTAATGGCTTTTCATGACATAAGATTTCCTGAAGACCTTAGCTACGGTGCTCAGGGTGGACCTGAGTTTAATACTACTGTAGTAATCATGAAGTCAGGTCAAGAAAGTAGGAATCAAAACTGGCTAGAGTCTAGGGTAAGGTGGGATGTTAGCACCGCTATTAAAGATAAAGGGGATGCTGAAATACTTATAGCTTTCTTTAGACTTAGAAAAGGTAGATTCCATGCTTTTAGGTTCAAAGACCACTTGGACTATATTGCTACTCTACAACCCATTGGTACTGGTACAGGGGCCCTAACCACCTTTCAGCTATCAAAAACATACAATGATGGTTTGATCTCGACAAACAGGGTTATAACAAGGCCTGTAGATAATACTACTAAAATCTATTTTAATGGTGTTCAACAGACGACCGGCTGGACTGTTAATATCACTACAGGTGTAGTAACTTTTTCGGTCGCCCCTGGTGCTGGTGTAGCTATAACAGCTTCTTTCGAGTTTGACATACCAGCACGTTTTGATATAGATCAACTTAGGGTTACTATACAAGGTTATGATGCTTTTATAGCTGACTCTGTAAATATCGTGGAGATAAGAGAATGACACTAAGTATACCCTTATCTATACAAGCTACCTTAGATAGCGGATCTACTAGCCTTTGCACGCTTATACTTATTATCAGAGAGGATACTCAAGAGTTTGCCTTCACTGATTTAGATAGGGATGTAGTTTTTAGTGGTAAGACCTATAAAAGTAAAGGCGGGTTTAATGCCTCATCAGTACAATCCACATCAGGATTATCTGTAGATAACATGGACTTTGACGCAGTTATCGACGACGTAAGCATCACTCAAGATGACCTTAAGCGAGGCCTATTTAATAATGCAAAGGTGTTTGTATATCTTGTAGACTATAATAACCTAGGTAGTGGTGACAAGGTTATTTTAAGACAAGGTACGCTTGGTGATGTAACAGTTAAAGATAACGGCTCTTATTATGCTGAAGTAAGGGGTTTAAGTAACAGACTACAAACCCGTATAGGCTTAGTTTATACACCTCTGTGCAATGCCCGACAACTTGGGGATGCTCGTTGTAAGAAGTCGTTAACGGGTTTAAGTTTTGTGACATCAGTACTAGCAGTTACAAATAACCGCACCTTTACTCACAATACCTCAGTACAGGGTACTGGTTTTTTTGACTACGGAATTATAGAATGGCTTGCTGGTTCGTCTAATAACGGTGCAAAAATAGAGATTAAAAGCTACACAGTATCAGGAGGTGTTGGGACGTTTGTACTACAGTTGCCTATGCCCAAAAACATTATAACCGGTAATAGTTTTAGAGCTATAGCCGGGTGTGATCGTAAGTTGCAGACTTGTAGGGATAGGTTTAATAATGTGGTTAATTTTAGAGGCTTCCCTAGTTTACCTGGACTCGATGAGATGTTAAAGTCTGGATCATGATATACTCAACCGACATTGTTAAAGTTGCAAGAGAATGGATTGGTACACCTTATCATCACCAAGCTGCACTTAAAGGTATAGGCTGTGACTGCATAGGGTTACTTATAGGTGTCTGGAGGGAAATTATTGGTAACCTGCCTGTAGAGCCGCCTGTCTACTCACCTCAATGGCACTTACACCAAAAAGAGAGCCAGTTAATCTCTGTATTAGAAAATTCTTATGGCTTTAAACGTATAAACTGTAGTAATCCACCCAGTGGTTCAGTTTTATGTATGGGTCTTAGAAAGGGGCCAGCCCACCATGCTGGTATAGCTACCGGTGATAATACTTTTATACACTCCTTTATGACCGCCAAAAAAGTTGTAGAGGTTACTTTAGATAATGATTGGAGAAGTAGAACACACGCCGTGTTAGTATACCCGGGGGTAATCTAATGGCTCAATTAGGTATAGGGTTAGCTGGTAGTGCAGTTGGTGCTTTTTTTGGTGGCCCAGTTGGAGCAAGAATAGGGTTTGCAGCTGGTTCACTATTAGGGGGTATATTATTTCCAGGAGATGGCCCGCCTGATCAGGTTAATGAAGGTCCAAGAATTAGTGATACACGAGTACAGACTAGTGCCTATGGTCAATATATGTTAAAGCCGTATGGTACTGTAAGATTAGCTGGTAACCTAATATGGGCTAGCCCTATCAGGGAAGTAATACAAGAGTCTAACCAAGATGTAGGCGGTAAAGGCGGGGGAGGTGCAACTTTAACTACAAGAACCTATCTTTATTATAGGTCTTTTGCTATAGGGGTATGTTTAGGCCCAATAACCTCTTACAAAAAGATATGGGGTAATACAGAGCTTATTTATGATTCGACTACTGGTAACTCATCCTATGCTAATACTCGGTATTTAGGTAATGAGACTCAAATGCCAGACTCGATTATACAATCCTTTGGCGATCCTAGTTATATCCCAGCTTATAGGGGTTTAGCTTATGTAGTTTTTAATGATATGCTTCTCTCTAACTTCGGTAATTCTATACCATCACTTAGTTTTGAGGTAGAGGTATAAATGGCTATACTTGCAATAGGTATCGTTGGCGCTGGTATTGGCTCTAGTGTAGGCATGACCGCACTTGGGTTTGGTTTAGGCACAGCTATTGGCTCACTTTTATTTCCCGGTAATGAGCCTAACTCTGCTAAACCAGAGGACGGTAAGTTAAGAATAACCGACAATGTTTTACAGACCAGTTCTTACGGAGCCTATATGGCTGTAGGGTATGGCTTATATAAAGTGTCAGGTAATGTTATATGGGCTACTCCGATTGAAGAAGTTACAGAAGAAACGACAAACTCTACATTAAGTTCAGGCAAGGGTATCGGCGGTGATGGTGATACTAGGGCCCCAATAATCTCTGCAAGAACTTTTTTTAGATCAAGTATAGCGGTAGCTTTTGCTGAGGTTCCGCAACATAGACTCGAACCCGTAGTTTATAACACTACTCAGGAAAGCCAAGAAGATGGTGATATGGTGAATATCACAGAAAGAAAAAGCTTTGTTGGTATTAGAAGGTTATGGCTTAATAATTATTTGGTAAGAGATGGGCGCTCGAGTCAGTTTGAGCCACCCAGTATACTTAACGTTGAGGAGTATTTAGGTGATGAGAGTCAAGTACCAAGCCCTATAATTCAATCTTTTGATGGGGTAAATAACGTACCTGCTTATCGAGGTGCATGTTATGTAGTAATACCAAACTTAGATTTAACCCCGTTTGGAAATACGCTACCTTCAGCTAGTGCTGAACTTTATGAAAGAGCTGATAGGATAGATGACCTAGAGGAAGGCGTAGAGGGGCTTGCTTTAAGTCCAGATGAGAAATACCTTTGGGTTACTAGTCATACTAAAAGAGTTGTTCAAAAAGTTGATACAAAAACTCTTGAGGTTGTTGCTCGTATTGGAAGAGACACTCAAGACCCAAATGAATATCTTGGGCTTTTACCTGCTCATCCTTGGAGATGTGCAACAAGCCTAGATGGTGCCTATGTTTGGGTTGTTCACAAAGGCGCAAAAAAGCTTACTAGAATCACAGTATCAGATAATACTTGGGTTAGTTATGATGTGGATAAAAAGTATGCTACAGACGTAGCAGTTGATGGTAGTGGTAATGTTTGGGTAACTTATCCTTTTTATGATAAGGTAACAAAATACAATTCTAGTGGTGTTAAACAACTAGATATAACTATATATAGTGCACCCTGGTGCATTGGATATGACCGTGAGTATAACTATCTTTGGGTAAGTACTAATAAGTCTGTTGATAGAATTAACCCTATTGATAATACTACTTTTTCACTAAATCTTGGAGGAAATTCTACTTTAAGTAGTGGACCAGATCGAGGTCGATATTTTCATAGTGATCAGGCTTTTGTAAGAAGAAATAGTGATATGTGGGTTGCAACAACTGGTAATGATGTTGCAACTATAATAAATAGAACAGGTTTCCTTCCTTCGTATGACCCTTCATATAGAAGAACAAGGAATGTACCAACTTATCCAACAGGTGCTGATTGTAATTATAATGATATTCCTGATTTTATCCCTAATGTTCCCAATGATCCCACCCGTGGATATGGAACAATTTACATAAGTGGCTTTGCTGGAAATAGGTTACGGGCGTTTAGTTATCAAGCAAGAGGTCATTTAAATGCAGGAACGATAGCTTTTCCTGGACAATGTGTTGCAATGCCGGATGGAAAGTGTTTTGTTACCAACACAAGACTTGGAATTGTTCAGCGAATAGATACGAGGTAATATGGCTGGTGTTGCAGAAGCTTATTTTGGTTTAGAAGAGGATCAACCAATTCCTAGTCTTGATAGGGCAACGCTGTTCATAGAAGACAATGATGAGCTGTTAAACTTCTATGATACCCAAAGAAAGAGGGTGCAAAAGTTCGCTGATAGCTATCTACAGGATGCGGCCAACCCTGTAGTTACAATGATCTCAGCAGGGTCTACTACACTCACCCCTGAGGTAGCTAAAACCCGGTTAGGTTTTCAAGATTTTAGACGTATGCAAGTGTTAGTTCAGGGTTGGAAAACCTTTAACAATACTGACTATCGAGATCATGCAATGCAGATGATTCTAGATTGGGCTGATACTAATATACCTAATGGTCACCCGATTAACCAGACCCATCTAGAGGGATTGCATTATGCTCTTAAAGACTTAGCCCCTAACGGTACACCCGGACAATTTACTACCACTGATTATAATACTAGGGTTAAACCATGGCTACAGGCTATTCGCGATGCTACAGTAGCTTGGGCTTTTCCGCCGGAGCCAGGCGGGGGCACACTTTTATATGGGAATCACTATACTCACCATTATATGCAACTGTATATGTGTTATTTATCTTTGGGCGATACCACATCCGCCTCTAATTTATTAACCGCTGTAGATACACATGCTACACAAAACTTCCCCTTCGGCAATGCGGCAATAACCTACCCTCAAGTTTTTGCAGTAACTGCACTTAATCAAGGGAGTAAGTGGTATGAGATAACAGGGGATTTTACCACTCGGTTTTTAACAGGTGTAACCTTTAATATAGTTAGCTCTACAGGTAATAATGGTTTATATACTTGCTCAGCTAACTCTACCTTAGTTTTAGGAAGGACACGGATCACCGTTGTAGAGTCAATACCTTCAGCTGTAGCAAATGGTTCTGTAAGTGAGGTTTTTCAAACACCTCCCCACCAGATGCCCCGTGCTGCAACCAATGTCGGTGAAAGTATAGATTTTATTCGGCGGGATTCTTTTCATTATCATACCTATGATATGCAGCCATGGTTAACCTTGGCTATAGCAGAGGGAACAAACCGCTATCAAACCAAGATGACTCAGGCATGGGACTGGTGGTGGGATAAGGTTCTTGATGTTAATGATTTACACACAGAATTTACAAACAGCTCTGATGATTTTGACCAACTCCGGTGGGAGGGATCTCGGTCCGAGTATCTTCAGCCAGGGACCTTTTGGATGCCGGATGAAGCAGCAAGAACTATTTGCCTTTATTATCAATATCAATTAACATTAAATCCAAGCTATCCTATCAATGACGCTATACTTGCAATGGCCTTACGAAGTGATAGAATCTCTACTGAATGGGCATACTGGTTCCGGTTTACGTTAGGTGTTTGAATGGCTTTACTTTCTAATGTTATAATTGATATTTGTCAAAGGGCCGGATATGACGTATCCGAGATAGATGTCACACAGATCACTGGAACTGTAGACGGCTTTGTACTTTCTAACCGATCAACTGCTAGATCTATGATCGAAGAGCTACAAAAAGCTTTTCTGTTTGAGGGTATTGAGAGCGGATCTACTATTAAGTTTGTACCTATAAACCAGCCATCCATAGCATCTATTAGTGTAAATGAGCTATTACCTATAGGCTCAGATGAGGACCCTAAATACCTAGAGATAGGTCAAATAGATACTAATGACTTACCAAAAACACTTTCTATAAACTATATAGCCAAGACCGCTGACTATCAACAAGGGACCCAAGAGGCTATAAGGCAGATAGCTGATGCTGGTGAAGCCGAGACTATATCAGTCGCTGTAGTAATGGATAATGATACTGCTAGGCAGTTAATTGAAAAGATAATGTATATTAGGTGGACTAAAAGTGTATCTTTTAATTTTTCTTTACCTATTAAGTATTTAAGGCTAGAACCTGGTGATGTTATATCCTTAGTAGATACTACTATCACTCACAATATCCGGATTATAAAAAAACAGTTTTCTGGTCAGACTATACTCTTTGAGGGTGAAAAAATCGATACTGAAGCCTTTAACCAAACAATATCAGGCGGCCCTATATCTGTTATAGGCGGTGTAGTGTTTGACCCAGGTGATACCTCGTTATTCAACTTGGATATACCCCTATTAAGAGAAACTGATAATAATGCTGGTTTTTATATTGCTGCTGGTAGGGTAAAGACCACTTGGAGGGGTGCTCAGATCTATAGATCTAATGATAATATAACCTACAGCTTGATGTCAAGTTTACCGGTCCCTACAGTCTCTGGCTCGGCACTTACCGCATTAGCTAATGGTCCACATAATTATATGGACAGAATTAATACCGTGGATGTTCAGTTATTGTACGATGACCAGTTAACCTCTACTACCTTAGATAACCTATTAAACTCAGTTAACAGTTGTGTACTTGGCGATGAGATAGTCCAATTTCAAACTGCTACCCTTATTGGTACTCGCACTTATAGGTTGTCTAATCTATTAAGGGGAAGGCTTGGTAGTGAGCAGTTTAAAGCCTCTCATATAATAGGGGATAGGTTTGTCATGCTGCAACCAGGCGGTAACCTTGATAGGGTATTAGACTCGGCCGGCTCACTAAATATCTCTAAATACTATAAGCCTGTATCTGTAGGTCAAGATATTATTGATGTTACTGCTTCTACATTTACGAATACTGGTAGAGGTTTAAAGCCTTATTCACCTTGTCAATTTAAATCAGCTAAACAGGTATCTGGTGATTTTATACTTACTTGGGTAAGACGTACTAGATTCAACGGCGGATGGCTTAGTAACTCCGATGTACCACTTAACGAGGAAAGGGAAGAGTACACCATAAATATCTATAATGGTTTAGTAATAGTAAGGACTGCTATTGTAAGTTCACCCATTTTTACTTATACTGCTGCTATGCAAGTTACTGATTTTGGCTCAACGCAGTCGACTATTAATGCTAAGGTTGCTCAGAATAGTGCGATCATTGGGCCAGGTTATTATGAAAGCTTATAGGGTTTAAAATGGTAAGTTATAGCGTTAGACATCAGGTACCATTCTTAGAGATTGCTCAAGCCCAAAAAGAAACAACGCATAATGAAGCGTTAAGGATTATAGACGTCTTAGCAAACCTACTTATTAAGGACCGTGATCTTGCAACACCCCCAGGGTCACCAGTTAATGGCGATACTTACCTTATTGCAGCTTCACCTACAGGTGCTTGGGCTGGTCAAGCTGGCAAGATTGGTTTTTACTATGACGGCTGGACTTTTATTACTGCCTTTGAGGGGCTTCAGGGTTGGGTAGATGATGAAGAACGGCAGATTATTTTTAGTGATGGTATTTGGCGTGAATCTTCAGGTGCTTGGGCTGTAGGTATAGGCACAAGCGCAGTCACCGATCAAGTAAATCTTTTAACTGCCGACACAGGGTCGATTAAACCTGTAGGTACAGGGACTGATAGTGGTATTGTTATACTTCCACAGCTATCTACAGTTGATAGCCGTGGCATGATAGGGGTAAAAAAGACAAACGCAGATGACACTGCTTTGATTATCCACGGTTTCCCACTTAACCTTTTAACCTATGCTAACGATCAGAGCAATGCAGCTTGGGTAAAGACCTTTACTACAATTAGCGCAAACACCGGAACTGACCCAAGCGGGGGAACCACACTAGATAAACTACAAGAGGACAACACCACAAACTTACATGAGATAGCTCAAGTATATGCTAAACCTTTCGGTGTTACTAGGCTTGTGGCAAGCTTTGTAGTTCAAGCCGTTGAGCGTAACACGGTGATGTTAATGCTTGATCGTGGAAGCTCTGCAAACCGGGCAGAGATGCGTGTTGCTTTATCGACTAATACGGTAAGTAACACAGCAAGTGCCGGTGATGGTACCTATGTTAGTGGTACATGCACAGATTTGCCAAACGGTAACAAGCTTATTACTCTTGTTGCTGATGTCACAGCAGCAGCCAACAACTGGTCAACTCGTCTAAGACTTTTTAATGCTACTTCCACATACCTTGGTGTAACAGGTAGTGGTGTTTTTATGGGCCGTGCTCAACTGGGATTCTATAACCCATTACCAGCCTGGAGTGCAGCACAAGACACTGTAGCAACCAATGCTATCGAGACCATAGACGGAGTAACAACCCGTGAGTTAAGAAGCCAGGGTTCGACCTTTGTTGCTTTTAAGGGTGCGACTGAATGGGCTATCTTGAGGGCAGAGCCCGATATCGACTCAGGTACATGGACCCCTACAGTAAGTGGATCAACTACAGGTGGCTCACAGACCTATGGTACTCGTGTGGGTCATTGGACTAGAAGGGGCAGGTTTGTAGACTTTTTCTGTAGTGTGAACGTCTCTACACTTGATGCTGCTACTGCTGGTAACTTAAGGATTACGGGGCTACCTTTTACTGCATTGAATACTGCCGGTTTTCAACAACCGTTAACCATAAACGTACGAAGTAACCTAACTTTAACTGCTGGTTATACTATGTACTCTGCATATATGGCCAAT